GCACTTACAAGTCTTGTTCGTAACTGTGTAAACATGTTTGGTTCGTGGAATGTAGGTATGGTTTGTACAAATCACACATACGCCTCACAAGATATGTTTGATCCAGATGACAAGATCAGTGGCGGTCAAGGATTTATCTATGCTAGCTCTATTGTAGTTGCTATGCGTAAATTAAAACTTAAAACTGATGCCGATGGTAATAAGACTACAACAGTTAACGGTATTCGTTCTGCTTGTAAGATTATGAAAACTCGCTACGCAAAACCGTTCGAATCAGTACAGGTTGAAATTCCATATTCGACAGGTATGAGTCCTTTCAGTGGATTAGTTGATTTGTTTGAAGCTAAAGGCACGTTGAAAAAAGAAGGCAACAGTCTTGTTTATACAACAGCCGACGGTGAAGTTATTAAACAATTCCGCAAGGCTTGGGAAAAGAACGAAAAAGATGGATTAACAATTATGATGGCAGAAAATGCTATTCATGCAAATAAAGTTGATCCAGTTATTGAAGAAGATAATACAGAGGAAGCATAATGGAAGAAAGTTTAATTATGGAAGTTTGGGATACATTCAAAGAATATATTCCAGATAAAAATAAAGACATGGCAGCAACTCACTACGTCGACTATCTATTAGGCAAGGATGTAGAAGTATCTGTATTAGAAGGATTAACCGGCTATGACCCTCATTTAGATTCTGCTATTGAGGTAGTAATCGGCGACGACGAAGATACAGATACATATGACGAAGACGGGTACGACGAAGACGAGGACTATTAATGTCTTGGTACTCAAAAGTCAGTAAAGACATAACTAATCTTCCTGGTTGTTTAGATTATTTTTATAATGAACTAGACGAAGCAAAGAAGGAAGTTAAGGTATTCGGCAATGTGGAGAAAATGTCCGCTGCATTGCCGGGTATTGTCGAGCAGAGATTCAACCAGCTTCAAGAAATTGAAGCTGTGTTGGAGTATCTTAATATTGAACTTCGAAGAATTAAAAGTAAAGCATTTAAAAAGTACCTTGAAAACTATCAACGTGCTCTAAGTAGTCGCGATTGTGAAAAATATGTAGATGGCGAGGCCGATGTTGTTGATATGGAAAAGATTATCAACGAATTTGCTATGTTGCGCAACCAATGGTTAGGTATTATCAAAGCCTTAGATATTAAACAATGGCAATTAAGTAATATTATCAAATTAAGAGCAGCCGGCCTAGAAGATATCAGTTTATAATATGTATATTGAAGATATTATAAAATTTGTTTCTACCACCTTTGCTGTTTCAATGCAGGCTCGAGACGCAAGCATGATAGAAAGTTTTGATTTTCAAAATCAGCAAGGCACCGGGTTGACTGAAAAACAACGAGCAGCTGCCGTTCGAATATTACAACACTATCAAGTGGCGATTTCTTCGGCTGTAGGAGTTCAAGTGAGTAATCATTTGGCTAATCCTGTGTTTAAATTGCCACTGCGAGTGTTAAAGGTAATAAAAAAGATATCTATAATTGAGCGTAATGATTTTGGTCGAGCAATTAAGGTTGAATTTCCCTATAGCGAAGAACGTGTTAAATTTATTAGAGAAAATAAAGATAGATTGAACTATGCCCAGTGGGATCAAGAACTAAAAGCCTGGGTATTTTCATTAGATGAAGCTAGTATTGTATTTCTATTAGATTTTGTCGGAAACGAATCTTTCGAATTCGATGAAGAATTTTTAACCTACGCAACACAGTCTCGAGAAATTATTAAAAATATGGAACAGCATGTTCCTATGATGATTTTAGAAAATAATCAGCCAAAATTAGTAAATGTTCCAAAAAATGTGCCCGAGCTAATTAACACTGATACGCTCGCCGCAGTTTTTGAAGCACGTAGAGCAGGTGTCTTAACTTGGTCAGACGAAGTAGATCAAAAATTAGAGGATGCAGGCATCAGTGAAGAAGTTAAAAGTTTTTTGACCAGCGACTATAACAAAAAAACACTGATTAATAGCCAAACAAGCATTGTTGACTGCCTGGGGCCTATAGTAAAATACATGAGCCCGTGCTTGTTTGTTATACCAGGTGGTAGCGAGCTTGAGAAACTTGTTATGTCCTATGAATTTTTATCTCGACAAAACATACCCAACCAAGAAATGTCGGTTATGTTTAGATTGCCAAGCATGGAAGGTGGAGATTTTAACAATTTTGTGAAAAATCATGAATTAAATTCTCCTATAACGGACGAAACAAAAATTGTTTTTATTGGAACTAAGTTGCCCAAGAGCATTTTAAAAAGTAAAATAAAGTTTAACTCTGTAATAAACTTGGGACAACATTCAGCACATCATACCATCCAAGAATTCCTGGCAAATCATGAAAATGTGGTGGTTTTTACAGAATTATCAAATACAAGGGATAAAGCAATTTGGCTACTGCGAGAGTAATAATTAGAGACGAAGTTAATGTTAAGATCGAAAATCTCGATCTCGACACACGCAAGGCTTTGGTTAAAAAATTCAAGTACGAGGACCCTACTGCTCGGTATAGACCAGCCTATAAGTTGGGTCGTTGGGACGGTAGCGTGAGTTTTTTTGGTCTCGGCGGAACGACATACTTGAGTATGTTAGAACAAGTCTTAGTTGAGTTAGAAAACCGAAATTACTACATTGAAATTGAAGATCTACGAGTAAGCCCTCCACTGGAATTTCCGGTAATTTTTGAGGATTTTTGGGGTGAGCAGACCTGGCCAGAAGGGCATAGATTCGCTGGAGAAAAAATTAGACTGCGTGACGATCAAGTGGAAGTTATCAATAAATTTCTTGCCAATCCTCAATGTATCCAAGAAATTGCTACAGGATTTGGTAAGACAATTACCACCGCAACTTTGGCAAAATTAGTGGAAAAATACGGTCGGTCGATTACCATTGTTCCGAACAAAAGTTTAGTCGAACAAACTGAAGAAGATTTTATTAACGTTGGTTTAGACGTGGGTGTTTACTACGGAGACAGAAAAGACCTTGGCAAAACACATACAATTTGTACTTGGCAAAGTTTGAATATTTTAGACAAAAAATCCAAAGATGATGATGAACTTTTAACACTTGCCGAATTTCTTGATGGTGTTCAATGTGTTATGGTTGACGAAGTACACATGGCCAAAGCCGAAGTGTTAAAAAAATTATTAACACATAATGTATGCCACGCTGCTATTCGTTGGGGATTAACAGGAACTATACCAAAAGCCGATATTGACTTCCAAAATATTCGGTGTAGTTTGGGAGAAGTTATCCATCGTGTACAAGCACACGAATTACAAGCCAAAGGTGTGTTAAGTGATTGTCATGTGAATGTTGTTCAAACTGCCGAGTGGAAAGAATTTGGCAGTTATGCCGAAGAATTAAAATACTTGGTCACAGATTCTACTCGAATGGAATATATTAGTAACCTAATCAAAACCATTGGTGACACAGGAAATACTTTAGTATTGGTTGACAGAATTGAATCAGGACGTATAATAGTAGAAGCAATACCAGAAGCAGTGTTTATATCAGGCGAAATCAAAACTAAAAAACGAAAAGAAGAATATGACGAAGTTAAAACAGTGGACAATAAGATTATTGTGGCGACTTATGGTGTGGCCGCTGTGGGTATTAATATTCCTCGTATTTTTAATATGGTTCTTTTGGAGCCCGGAAAGAGCTTTACAAGAGTTATACAAAGTATTGGGCGAGGCATTAGAAAAGCCGACGACAAAGATTTTGTACAAATATGGGATGTCACGGCCGCAACCAAGTACGCTAAACGCCACCTCACTGAACGCAAAAAGTTTTATAAAGAAGCGAAGTATCCATTCGCAATCGAAAAGGTAAAGTATCAATAATGCAAATATTAACATTAGACAACAAGATTTTTCATCTTAACGAATTACCAGATGAGATAGACGAAGATTTGCGATTTTCTGTATTAGATAATTCAGATAACTCGAATCCAGATCACTTTTTTATTCCGCTGATTTTTTTAGAATCTTTTACAGGTCCTGCTGTAGTATTAAAAATTGGCAACCACGAATTAACTATGCCGTTAGATTGGTGTACCATTGTTGGTGATCCACAAGGTCCAGAAATGGAAATATTACCATTAACAAGCCTAAATGACCGAGGATTTAAAACATTCTGTTTCAATCCACTAAGTGATTTTAGACCTCAATTTTTAGACATCGACATTGTTGATGTTTACCAAGATGTTAAGTGGTATTTTCCAAAAATGCGGCCTGGTCAATTATTGTGTACACCGCTAACAGACGATCCGGAACCGCCATGTGCTTACTTTGTTAAAGAAGTTAGCCGCCAAAGCGAGATTGTAGATTATACTAAATGTTGGTAATATGAAATATTTAATTTTAGGATTTATGATTATTTGCGGTGTCGGAATTGTTTTTAATTTGACAATGAAATATAAGACATTATATAATATACATAAAGATAAAAATGGGCAATCTTAAACCAGGAGCAACTTATATCTATGAAAGAGCAGACGGTGTGACTTACGCTCGAGAAGCAGGTGCTGACCCATTATCTCGAATCCCTATTGGTTGGGATTATGATACTCAATTAGAATTAAAAAGAATGTCTGAAGAAATTATTTGGAGAGATATTCTTGACCAAGCTGAAACAAATCCTACGTTAAAAAAAGAACTTGATCGTATAATAACAATATATCATCTAGGAAAAGATCATGGCAAATCATAATATTGCTGTTGGATATCAAGCTCTATACCATAATACTACAGGTAGTAAAAATACAGCTTTAGGATGTCAAGCATTGTATAAAGGGTTTCAAGAATCAGAACCTCTTACAAACTGGTATAAGGCTGCAGTTAAGGACAAAGGGTTAGAGCCACACATTAAGGAACAAGATGGCAGCAAAACTTGATATCAAACGTGAATTAAACAGAGTAGATCGTAAAGATTATAATTTTTACGATAATCTCACTGACGAAGAAAAGAAAGCATTTAGTCCATATATTCTTATGCGTTATACAAGTAACGTACAAGGCGATCGAGATATTCAAGAATGGTTTGTAGAAATGACCAACGAAATGGTTAATAAAAATCATTGGGATCTTAGTAAGAATCACAAAGGCTTACTATGGAAATTATTTGCAGCCACAGGTGCAGGAGTTAATTGTTATCATCCATACTTAGCTGCAGGTAAAAAAGAAAAAGCTAATAAAATTGAAAAACTTTTGTGTGAGCTGTATCCCGCTATGAAGATGTCCGAAATTAAAATGTTGGCTAAAAAGATGGACAAGGATGACATTAAAGAGCTGTTCGACAAGATGGGATTCGATAAAAAACAACGGAAAGAATACGAATGAAAATAGGATTATGGACAGTTGCTGTCGCAAACGACGGCCGGGTATATCTAGAAGATAATGACTTTGCTCACGATGTAAGATTATATGTTAACGGCGATTTCGAAACACCCGAACAGCACTGGGAATACGCATCGGTATTGGCAAGAAAATTAAACGGAACATACAAAGAATAATGTTTAAGTTAGAGCAACAACCATTTACTTGTGTACATTGCGGCAAGAGTTTTATGAAAGAAAAAACTCTTGTTGCCCACATGTGCGAACGTAAACGTCGTGCTCTACAAAAAGATGAAAAACGAGTACAAGCAGGCTTTATGGCTTTTAATCGTTTTTGGCAATTAGCTCAAGGCGGTAAGAAACTCAAGACTTATGAAGAGTTTTGCGACACAGCTTATTACAATGCCTTTGTAAAGTTTGGCAGCTTCATTAATAATGTCAATCCGTTATATCCAGATAAGTTTATAGACTATGTAATCAAGAGTGGAGTTAAATTAGACCACTGGTGTAGAGATGAATTGTATGAATCGTATCTGTACGAAACAATTAAATCAGAACCTGTCGAGTCAGCAGTACAACGATCTATTGCTACTATGATGGGATGGGCCGACGAACACAATGCTGAGTTTAGTCATTATTTTTTATATGTTAGTCTTAATAGAGCAGTACATGATATATTAAACGGACATATAAGTCCTTGGATTATATTAAACAGTACTTCTGGGTACGCTATGATTAATAGTATGACCGACGAACAATTAAATATGATCGGTCCAGCATTTGATGTACAGTATTGGGTTCGTAGATTTAAAGATGTGCCAGCAGACGTTGCTCTTGTAAAAGAAATTTGTGCAGAGGTAGGGATTAAATGACTGCCCCTCAGGCACTTTCGCAACCTTTACAAAATTTTTGTAAGGCGTTCGATGCACATCCAGAAAAGAGCAATAGAAAATTTGTCAGGCACGTTATGCAGGATTGTATCGATTATGAAGATCCTAATGTACATTATACAATTGAAGAAGTAGAAGCAGTTGCTATACATATTCCGATTTATAGGTTGGACGAATTTTTAAATATTGTAGACGAACAAAAATACAAAGAGTTAGCAATTAGAGATAATGTCCCTGCGGTAAAAAAAGCCTATGAACATTATAAAATGTTATTAAAAATGTGCGGAGGCGATAATGCCAGATATTGATATAGACTTTTCAGATAGAACTAAAATTTTAGATATTATT